ACGTGACGTAATACGGGCGAACGGACAAGTCCCAATAGACGCGGAGGATATTCGTCGTGTCAATCGTCCAACCGGCCGCGCCGAACGATAGGACGGTCGGTGTCGCTCCGCTATCGCTTACGATATGCGGATTCGCGGGCGTTCCCGTTTGTCCGGAGACTGTGTTGCTCGCGGTATGTTTCCAGTCGTTGTATCCGATGATTGTATCGGCCGACCGTTGAAGGAAGACGCCCGTTTGAAAGTGTCCAAGATCAAACGCGGCGTCGCGGACGTTGAAGCGGTTAAGCGCGCCCGCTTGCGAGTAATCGTCGAAGCGGTCGTTCAAGTCGGTTGCGTCGACCTGGTCTCCGTCGACAATGCGTCCGCGGATAATTCGGCTCATCGGAATCTCCCGACCGCGAAGTATCGCGAGCTATAGATATGAGCTTGAAGCAGGCTATCGCCGAAAGGCAGCGACCACGCGCAATCCTCCGACGGTTCGGTCAATCGAAATTGTAGGTCGACGGATAGATCACCGGGCGCGAAGATGCTGGTCCCGAAGAGCCGTGTGTGTTCGTGGTACGCCGTCCCGCGACGCTCCGCGAGCGTGACGCCGTCCACAAGAATCCGAAGCCTCATGTAAGCAGGGGAGCCGGGGAAGCCGTCGTTCGCTCCGCGGGCGAAGATATTCGAGACGTATGCGTTGCAACTCCACTCGAAGAAGAGCGATCCGCCTCCGAAGTTCGACAGTGTGATCGTCGACCCGACGTTCGTCCACCCGCCCGCGTGGACTTGAAACGTCGACGCAATCCACATATTCGACGCAACCGACGTATCCGCGTCCGCGTCTTGCTGACCGTCGGACGCGGCCGGGTATTGATCGTCGGCATAGGTGCGGAGGATTGCGCCCGGTTCAAGACGCGCTTCGTCGACGAAGCTCGCGGGAATCTGGTCGCGGTCGATCGTTGTAATCGACGATTGTTGAGCGCGGAACTCGTCGTTGAAGCCGTCGGGCGACACCGTGTTTCCGGAGCGTGCGTCGCGGTGCGTCCACTTCTTCATGCCCGAACCCCTGCAACGACGCGCGTTCCCTTCGAAGTGTACTCGTATTCGAAGCCGACAAGAACCAGATCGTCCGACGTGAACAGCTCGAAGCAGAACCACGCGGCCGACTGATGAGCGACGGAGTATCGGAGCGGGACAAGTCGAGCGTCGCGATACGTCGCGCTTCCGAGCGTCGCGCTATCAAGCGTCGCGAGCTCGCCCGCGTCAGGCGGTTGTGCCTTATAGGTCCGTTCGATAACCGGCGTGAGCGAGAAGTCCTTATAGTGCCTCATTGTGATACCGGCGTCGCCCGTCGTGAGAATCCAGATCGTGACGTATGACACTTGTTTCTGAATCTGCGGATCACCGGCCGCGAACCATGCGCTCCGATAGATCGACGTCGCGGGCGCGTCATATTCGAGCGTCGGAGCGGGACCAGTCGACAACGTCGACCCGAGCGCCCGCTTCCCGCTGATTACGAAGAGTCCGCGTTGAGACTCCGCGTTGCCGGACTCGTCTCCGGTATGGTGTCCGAAGACGACCGTCCCGTCGTACAGTGTCGCGGCCGCTCCGACCGGGAATCCGAGCCGCGTCGACCAGGGCGACACCGATTCGACGAGCGGAATCCGGTCAAGGTGAAGAACAAGCGCTTCGTCGGAGCGATCGTTTCCGTCGACGGGGACGTATAGTTGATATTCGCGGTGCTTCTCCGTATAGATTCCGACCGCGCGCGGATGGCAGTCCGGAGTAATCCGTTCAATGAAGCCGTCTTGAAGCGTCGTCAGCGGGACGACGTCGTTCACCGCTCCACCGACGACACCGCCCGTAATCGCGTACACGCCGTCGGACGCGAGAAAGACGACACCGACGCCGGGAATCGCTTGCACACTCCGCGGAGCTCGACAGGACACCGACGACGATATCGTCGTGACGGTGAAGCCCGACGTGTAATCGCCCTGAACGACGTCTATTCCGTTCTCGCGGAAGACAAGAAGGGTCGTGTAGTTTCCGAAGAGCGCGGTGATTCCTCCACCCTGCGAAGACAGTTCGATATACGCGTCAGAACCGAACTGTTCAATCAGACCGGGCGCGCTGTAAAACAGCGTCCGCGGCTCATCCGATCCACCGTCAAGGAACAAGCAGCCGTTGAACATCGCGGAGAAGCGCGCCCGCGGTGACGGGAGCGGTCCCGTTGCGATATCGGGCGCGGATTGTCCGAGCGCGGCCGTTAGCGTCGCGTCGAAGAAGGTCGTCTCGACGTTGTTCCGGACCAGGTCGATAAAGTACAAGGTCGTATCGCCCGCGTCGACCGCTCCCGCGGCGTAGTTCGACGTCCGATAGAGCTTCCGCGCGACCGTCCCGTCGGGACCAGTCGGAAGGTCCAACGTCACCGCATGACGGAAGCCGAACGCATCTTCTTCGAGTGCCCATCCGACCGACGCGAGCGTCGACGACGGCCCTTCCGAGCCGGTATTGCTGACATACGAAACGGCGTAGCCGAACAACGCGGGCTTGTCTCCGTCGGAGCCCGACAAATTGTTTGCGAAGCCGAGTCCGTATTGTCCACCGTCGGGAATCGCGAGCGCCTGTTGTGGACACCATAGCGTCGTGCGTCCCGCTCCACCGGCCGCGGGCGGAGCGTACGTCGGGGGAGGGCCGCCCGTAAGCGGAGGATACGGCTTGACCAGGTGCGGAGTCGGAGCGGCCGCGGGCGCGTCGAAGCCGAACGGACGGATGCACTGTGCAATCGTCGACGTTGCTTCCGCGGTCGTTCCGAGCGGCCACGGCCGGACAATAACCGGCCGCTCGGAGCCGTTCGTTATTACAGTTCCGTGCGGTGTGTCGGTGTACCACGACGACGACTCCGTCGGAGCGGGTATCGTGCGCCCGGTCGCGAGCGTCCGAAGCTGAATCAATCCCGCGGCTTGATAGAGAAGGTGAAGATTCCCGTCTTCTTCGAATAGGATGAAGTCGCGAGCTCCACCCGCGAGCGACCGTCCGACGTGAAGCGAAGACACTGGTCCGCAGCTCGTAAACGGGGACCAGTCCGACGCGTCGACGCGGAAGGGCTCGTATCCGATACGCGAACTCCATCCGCCGGTTGTCCGGTCAAGCGTCCAGTTCTGGACTTGTCCGCCGTTGTCGGGTGTCTGCGGAAGTCGCGTCTCGAACCCGCCCGCAAGCGTCGCTTGATAGACTTGCTGTTTCATGGCGTGAACGTCAGCTTCCCGAACGGATTCCGGACATAGCGATACCCGGCCGTCGGTGTTCCCTTGATGATTCGTCGCGGAACGGCTTTAAGATACCGTTGTTCCATCCCCTTATATAGAAGGTCTTTCTTCCGAGCGTACACGGCCGACAATGCAGGATTGTCGACTTTGAGCGTCAGATTCTCCAACGCTGCATATGCGATAATCTGCGAATATGCCGCGGGAACAAGAGGCGCGTCTTGATCTTCTTGCAGTCGGGCGGGATGAAGAACCATCCGAACATTCACGTCCTGATCCGCGGAGGGATGAGGGTACAACTGGAACGATTGATACCCGGCCGATTGATTGTATTGATACCGGATCGCGGTCGACTGGAACGCTTGTCCTGCAAGCGTGTTCAGTGACAAGTCAGGTTTGAGAATCACGCCGCCCGTCGGAGCGACGGTATCGGTCCCGATAGGCGGCTGCGGAAGCTCCGCGTCGTCGTTGCGAACGCGGACGGGCGCGAGAATGTTCGCGTCGGAACAAGCGAAGTAATATCGACGATACAAGCCCGTCGTGTTCGCGATCGTTTCGGGTTGGAAGTGGAGCGTCTGCGTATCGCTCAACGCGAACGACGCGATCTTCGACAAGCCCGATTCGAAGCCGTCGGAGACGTCTTCGCGATAGACGCGATACGCGGTCGATCGTGGTCCGCGGACGTTGCACATATAGACGTCAATCGTCCGGACACCTTGACCGGCCGGGACCGTTTGCACGGTGACGCCGCGGACGGTCGACGGAGCGGGAACGACTTTCCCTTCGGACGGAAGGAACGCTTCAATCGTTCCGAGAAGGGACGCGTCAAGGTTCGCGTCTTCGCGCTCCCACTTCGACAGGAAGAGCGCCTTCGCCGGTATGCCGACGGAAGGGTCGGACACGTTCTCGACTGTCATGCAGTCGGACGGAAGGAATACGTCGCGACGCTTCACCGTCGCGGCATACGCGCCCGTCACACCGACGAAGGGCCGGTCGAGATACAACGTCGTGCCGTTCTGTACC